CGTTGCGTATAAACGAAAACTTGGGTTGAGTACACAAATGTAATCTCCTATTGTGTATTTAGTCATCCATATATATTATTTTATTAATGGTTTGGGAAGGGTGATAAATATATCCGAGACTATAATATTAATGATACAAAACGAGTTTTTCAAACGCTTAGGCGAAAATCACCCCTTCATAACTATTTGTTCCTACGCAAATCAAGATTATGTAGGAATTGTCCAAAATCGAGACGACATAGTTACCACTATATACGATTACGGTGCGATAATAGACAATGAAGTTAAAGAGAAATTCCTAGAACTAGGAGATGTTTGGTGGTGGGAATCTAATAGATTAATCCCTATAAATCTGTTCTTAAAAGACGAATGGAGTATCTTTAGACCATATATTAGGACATTCAATAACAAAAGTCTCACAATACTACATGGTCCTGTATGTAGTATAATTGAATTAAACAAACGCAGAAGTAAACGCCGTAGTATTACACTAGTAAGACGCTTACCCTAATAGGTTCATATGAACTGCAACAAGCCATGAATAGGATATGGCATGACTTTTTTTGAATGTGTATCCATCAGTTCCCTTATCCCATACAGTTTCAGCTACTTCAACCCATCGTTTACCAATAAGATGCTTTTTGCCAGGACGAATTACAGCTAGAAACATAGCCAATCTTGGAATACTATCTATAGGTTCTGGCATCTTTTGTAGATTGTAGTACTGATTGTTTAAGTGAATCAATTTCTCTACGAATACAGGATCTTTAAGTTTACCCCAATTAGGTTCTCTCATCAATTCTAGTAAATGTGCTTCATCACGAACCTGTGTATAAACATGAACATTCAATAAATCTAATTTGAAATACCCACGTTTATCTGCGGCAGTATAGTCAATGCTTGCTATATTGTATACTGGATCATATGGTATGTCAGTAATATATACACCTGTAGCATGATTACGTATAGGTTTAACATTACGCATTGCCGCACGTGTGTGGGGTATTAACTTTAATAGAGTATCTCTATCTCCAAAGTCAATGTCAATATCACTATCAATTCTCATTACTTAATCCTAATTTGGTATATGCTTTTTGTACAACTATAGCTTGTCTTTCGGCATCTTCTACCGCTTTATGACTAGTGACGTGGCCGCCATCTTTTAATTTTACTCCGGCAATCTCATACAAGGTACGTGTATCTCTGACTGTGTAGAAAGGCCAGGGGGTTCGCATTTCAAGGTTTCTCCAGGCCGACTCTGCCACAACCACGTCGAATGATGCACCATTGCTCCACACAGCACGACGATTCCAACAAAACTTATAAAGTATCTCCATACATTCTCTAAACGGAATTCTGCCATCTTCTCCCATAGCTTCTTCAAGTGCTGCCGGGCTTTGCTCGCCCCACCATCGTAATGTATCTTCATTTATACTCCTATTATAAATTTCTGTTTGTTCTTCAATTGTAGGACGCAATTCTAATCGCTCAACAACTCCACTACCTTTAGGATCAAATCTTACTGCGCCAATGGTTAGTATAACACAATCAGGACTTGTGTCAAGTGTTTCCATATCAATCATTATATCCTGTGCCATATTATGCCTGTAATGTTTTCCAAATATATTGTTTCTCTAAATAATCCTGAAACTTTATTGCTTCATCTTCATTATTAAATGCTACACCTTTAATATCATACATATCTTCTAGGTATCTAGCATATTCACCATTAACATCTTGTGCCCAAGTGTAGCATGTTATCCACATGATATCTACTTCTCCACCACTTAATACCCCTGCCATTATTGCGATACCAACTTCATCACTACCGATATCAGCAAACAACACGGCCAATAATCTTTTCTTTGTATCAAACTGTCGGATGTTCTCCCATTTAGGCCATGATACTAGGAATTTATTGTTTTGTACAGTAGTTATGGGAAAGGGAGTATTGTTCATTGGAATTTTAATAAAAACATTAGGTACTTCTTTTCGTCAACAATCTCATACCCATCTGTTATGTTACCATTAACTATATTCATCTTTAACCCATATTGTCCTAATAGGTAATCTTCAAAGTCATATGCGTCAAATTCACGGTTTTGTTCCATATATTCTTTACGAACTTTCTTCAATGCTTCCCAATAGTTCCACCGGTTCCTTCGTTGTTCTATTAATGGATCATCGTCATCATAGTCTTGTATTTGAGGTATTGTTGCCATCAACTCCACCTCAACGTAAATAAAATGTAATCTTTTTCATATCTAAACTTAAAGCTGATTAGGTCATCATCAGTTATGCCCCATCTACAATGTCTTTCATGTTTACCTATATTAGTTTCTAACCATTTAACTATTTCATTATATTTGTCAAGATGTTTAACATGTACAGTGCATTCATGCCAGCCGGGTTTAGTGTTTTCCCAACCTACAGCATAATCATAATGTTCAATTATCATTGCCATTTTAGTGCAAAGTAACTAGCATTACTATCATTGTAAAAAGTAAACCTTGCATGTCGTTTTACAACAGGTTCATGGCTAAAGTTATCATACTTCTCTTGGTAGTAAGCATAATCAAAATCAACTCCTTGAACATAACCCATGTTTCGTAACTCATGGCCTATTTCCATAGTTCTTTTAGCAGTAATATATAGGATGACATCAGCCACAGGTCAACTCAAACAAGATAGCATCACGCTCATCTTTGAAGTAAAAATCCATATAATCTTCAGTAGCATGTGTATCAAACTTATCTCCGGGCAAACCAAATGTCTTTACTGCCCATTCACATTTTTGATTCCATGTAGGAATGTCATGGTTTGTTTTCCATGGTATACGAACTCTAGTACCCGCCGGCATTTAATAATTCCTTAACTTGTTTAACATTAGCAGGGTCACGATTGAACTTTAACGCCCATTGTTCTGGATTGATATAGTCCATAATCATCTTCTGCTGGTCATCACGTAATGTACTTAAGAATTGAACACCACTATCACTTTGATATAACATCCAGGGACTAATTCGTCCTCTAGCAATCTCATAACATATATTGTTTGGATTACCGTAACGTAAATAATCCCTGCTTTGAATCTTTTCAGCTTCTGCTTTTTCTATTGTTATTTCAATACTACGATGTATCGCATCTAACGGATCTTCAATACGCAAATATTCACACAAAAACTTTGTATAATTAGTATCTTGACGCCAATTGTCAATACGAATTGAATTTTTCAACAACCAATCACTAAATCTACTAACATTGATGCATTTAATCTCTACACAATATAGACCAAACTTAATGAACGCAAGGTAATAAGGATTTTTAATGAATTCTTCATATGTACGATTTTTTGTACCTGCAGTATTCTTTTTATAAAACTGCAACCAAGCTTGGAATCCTACACGATTACCTTGACGGTCACGTTCCAACCATCTACGTTTAGGTTCGCATATATGTTTAAGTATAGTACTTTCACGTTGGAACGTAGCTTTACAGAACTCACATCCATATGCTGATTTAGTTTCCTCGGTCTTTTTCATATTGCTTAATATCTTCTTCAGTCACTAATTGACTAAGAACTTCTATATCAGATTGTTTTAAGTTAGGGTATGTTTCTGCCAAATAGCATTTACGTTTATGTTCTTGTACAAACGCTTTAGCAATTTCATCAATATCATCACTATCTACCTTAGGATAAATCTTAGTGTAATATTCTTTAATCTCTTTTGCTTTAGCAGGCTCTTTTAATGATGTTACTTTACTACCTAAGTGAGGGATCCACTGATGGAACTGTTTACCTAATCCAGGGCTACTAGCACATAACATATACCATTGTAATTTAGGATGTTTCTGTACATATTCATTGAACAAATGTTTATTGGCATGATAGTCAACACTACGCAAGTAATATCCCTGAACATCTCCTGAACCTTTGATAGCACTCATCCAATGTGTCATCATATAGGGAACAAACTTCTTTTGTTGTTCTTCTGTTAACCTATCATAATACGCATAGTCTTTTTTGTCCATAGCCGTAAGAGCATCAAACAAGTCAAAGTCTTGTGCTACAAATTTCTCGTCAACGGGAGTACTCTTTTTAGTTGCCATTAGAATGCCTGACTATAATCTACAATCTCACAGTTACGACTAATCTCTTTTACAAAATATACACATCTTGGCTTAGGACCATCATCTAACGGCACACATAAGAATTGCCCGTTCTTCAATCT